AACGCGTCTTGGGATGGAAACCTTGGAGTCGACAAAGGGAGATCCTCGCGAGCGCGAGAGAGAACCGTCGAACTCTCGTTATGAGCGGACACGGCGTCGGAAAGACGAGGACTCTCGCGTCCCTGATTTGCGAGACTATGGTCCTCGAACCGGACGCGCGCGTCGTTTGTATGGCATCGACGTATCGGCAAGTCCACGACGCGCTATGGGGCGAGGTACAGAAACTCTATAGGGAGTCGCGTAATCCTCTCGGAGGTCGAATCGGAGAGACCGAATGGACGATCGGAGACGGATCTCGCGCGTCGATCGTAGCCGTCGACGATCCGACCGCGCTCCAAGGAATACACTCGCCGCGCGTTTTGGTCGTGGTCGACGAAGCGGAGGGAGTCGATCCTCGAATGTGGGCGGCGGTCGATTCGCTCCTCTCGTCCGGAGGATCTTCTCTCGTCGTCGCTTTTAATCCGGTAACTCCGTCCGGTTACCTCTTCGACGCGTCTCTAAATCCGGGACGATGGAACGTAATCCGCGTCTCTTGCCTAGAGCATCCGAACGTTACGGGAGACGACGAGACGATCGTACCGGGAGCGGTTACGAACCGATGGATCGAAGAGGTTCGTACGCGCGAAGGAGAGGACTCCGCGTTTTGGTCGTCGCGCGTTCTCGGACGTTTCCCCGCCGCGGGATCCGATTCGCTTATCTCCGTATCGGAAATCGAGGCGACGGAGAACGCGGAAACGGGAGTTCGCGAACCGCGTCGAATCGGTCTCGACGTCGCGCGTATGGGCGGCGACGCGAACGTCCTCGTCGTCCTCGACGAATCGCGTCGACTTATCGCGGTCGAATCTTGGCGAGGCGAAGATCTTATGCAAACGACCGGACGACTTATCGACGCTATGCGGCGTTATGGAGTCGAAGGTCGTAACGCGTCGGTCGATTCCTGCGGGATCGGAGCGGGAGTCGTCGATCGACTCCGAGAACAAAACGTCCGCGTAACCGCGGTCGACTTCGGAGCGGGAGCGGCGGGAGATTGGTCCGCGATTCTCGGACGCGACGCCGCGTTCCCGAATCGTCGATGCGAACTCCATTCCGCGCTACGATCTCTCGTTCGATCGAAGTCGATCTCGATCCCGTCCAAGTTCCGCGAAGTCGTCGCCGATCTCGCGTCCGTCCGATATTGGTACGACTCGCGGGGACGCTTTACCGTCGAACCGAAGGACGCGATCCGCGCGAGGATCCGTCGTTCTCCCGACTTCGGCGACGCTTTGGTAATCGCTCTAGGATCCGGTCTCGCTCGAAAGGTCGCGATTCTATGAAGGGAAAGATTTTGAACGGTCGTCCAATGTTCCGCGACCGTCGACCGTCCGCGCGGACGAAGAGCGTCCCCGGTACGGAGTGGTTTTGGCTACCGCGTCGCCTCCTCCAAACGGAGGAGACGGTATCGAACGCGTACGCTCAAAACGCTTGGGCGCACGCCGCGATAAAACTAAAAGCGAGAATGTGCGCGAGCGTTCCGCTCGAAATTATTACGGGTTCCCGTCGCGATCGGGACGGACGTCCGGTTCGCGGCGACGACGTTCTCCGTCGTCTCCTCGATGCTCCGTCTCCGCTTATGTCGGGACACGAACTCATAGAGGCGACGTCGATCTACCTCGATCTAAACGGGGAAGCGTTTTGGATTGGTTACTCCGCGGACGGTTCGCCGCTCAAACGCGGAGAAGTCCCCGCGGAGATCCTCGTCGTTCGTCCGGACAATATGGTCCCCGACGTCGACCAAAGAACGGGAATCGTTCTTGGTTGGCAAACGACGAACGGGAACGGCGAGATCTTCCGCTTTACCGCGGAACAAGTCGGACATCCGAAGGAGTTCGATCCGGCGAATCCGTATCGCGGTCTCGCTCCGATTACTCCGGTTCTTCCTTCGTTTAACTACGAACTCCGCGCTACGCAGTTTAATAACGCTCTCCTCGCGAACGGAGCGGATCCCGGCGGGATCATCTATTCCGAATCGCCTCTCACCCAAGACGAAGCGACGGGACTCCGGTCCCAATGGGAAGACCGACATAGAGGAGCGATAAAGAACGCGCGTCTCGCGATCCTCTCGGGAGGACTGAAATACGAACCGATCGCGGTAACCGCTAAGGATATGGCATTTACCGACGCTCTCGGATGGGGGAAATCCGAGATCCTCGCGGTTCTCGGAGTTACGAAGTTCGATCTCGGAGAAGTCGAGGAGACGAATCGCGCGTCGTCGCTTACGGCTAAGGCGAATACTTGGGAGAAAACTATCCTCCCGCGTCTCCGTCTTATCGAGTCGACTCTATGGTCGTGGATCCTCGAACCGCTCTCCGCGCGTCTAGGTCGCGACGTTTGGGCGGAGTTCGACGTATCGGGAGTCGAAGCGTTACAGGCTCCCTATACGGAGAAGGTCCAACAAGCGCAAATCCTTATCGCGTCCGGTTTCTCGAAGGAAGCGGTAAACGAACGACTCGATCTCGGAATCGAAGACGAGATCGCGTTCGACGTCGCCGATCCGGTTCCGTCGACTCCGGAGGTTCCGACGTCTTCGACGACGACGATCGCTCCGGAATCCGTCGCCGAAACCGCTATGAACGGAGCGCAAGTAACCTCGCTCGTCGAGATCGTCCAATCGGTCGCGAGCGGTATCCTTCCCGCGGAGTCCGCGATCGTCGCTCTTACGATCGCTTTCCCTACGATCTCCGAAGCGGACGCGCGTCGACTAATCGATCCCGCCGCGAAAGCGAGTTCCTCCGTTCCCGCCGCTCCGCCGCCTAGCGAACCGACGTCGACCGCTACCGCGTCGGTCTCCAAGGCGATCGACGTCCGAGTCGGCGATCGGTTCGTCGAACGTGGAAAGAGTTTCCGCGTTACGAAGAAATGGACCGCGAAGTCCCGCGACGATTCGAAGGTCGAAGACGTTCTCCGTTCCTCGATGCGGAAGGTATTTCGGAAGATTCGCGAGGAGGAGATCGCCGCGGTCGACAAGTTCTCCGGAGTCCTCGCTCCCGCTCTCGCCGCGAATGGGGAACGCGAATCCGAGACGTCGACTAAGTCCGGCGAGACGACGGTCGTTCTCGATCAAAGACTCCAACCACAAGGAGTAGCGTTCGCGTGGCCCCCGGCGTTCCTCGAATGGGTGAAATCCGCTCCCGATCGATGGGAAGAACGAGCGCGAGAGATACTAGGAGAGATCGCTCCGGAGATCGCGAACGCCGCTCTCGACGAGATCCGGATCGCGATCGGAGGATTTTCCGTCGTTAATCCCGCGGACGCCGAATGGGTAGAGGAAGTCGGCAAACGTACCGCGTCGATGATGCGCGTTACGCGGAAGGCGGCGACGCGGTTTAATCAAACGATCCTAACTCGGATCGGTACGGACGGACTCGCGAAGGTATCGGACCTCGCGAAGACGATCGAACGAACGATGGGACGGTATATCGTCTCCGACGCTATGACTATCGCGCGAACGGAAACCGGATTTATCCAAGAGACGTTCAAAGCGAAAGCGGCGAAAGCGGAAGGTTTCACCCATCACGAATGGAGCGCGGCGTCCGACGCGCGTCCCTCCCATACCGGACAAGGATCCGTCCGCATCGGCGAACGCTTCCCCAATGGTCTTCTCCATCCATGCGAAATCGGCGCGGCGGCGGAGGAGGTTATTAACTGTCGATGCTCCGCGCTCCCGTTCGTCGCGGAAGAAGAACTCGGGACCGCGGCGGATCTCGAAGAAATGAATAGACTTATCGAGGGAGGGAAGATCTAATGCCGACGAACTTTCCCAAGGAGGGAGACGATCAGAAAATCTCTCTCGAGAACTCTCGATATCCGCAGTTCGACTACGACTACGCTCTCGACCTCCGCGAGAAGTTCCCGGATATTTGGAACGACGGAGGAATGGAGCGCGGTACGTCGGCGTTTACCGCGTGGGGAAAAGCGAGAGCGGGAGATCTTTCCGAAGCGGTTCTCGATTGGATCCGCGAGCGGGAAGCGTGGGCGGCGCGACACTTTGGGAATAACCGACTCGCGGGAGTCGTCGCCCAAGTTAAATGGGGAGTCGTCGGGACTCTCGGAGTTAGCGGTATGAAAGAACTTATAAACGAAGCGAAGGACCGCGCGACGAAAGGTAAAACCTTCTT